AGTAAAGAAATTAAATAGGAATATGAAATGAACACACATGAACAACTAATAACAATCTTTAACAATAACTTTGTAGCATACTTTCGTAGTCATGCCGCACACGTAAACATCACTGGCAGAAACTTTCGCAGTGACCATAAATTACTGCAAGGTGTTTATGAACGTAGACAAGAACAAATTGATAAGATTGGCGAAATACTACGCACAATGCGTGAGTACATGCCTTGTGATATCAATGATGTTATTAATAACAGTATGATACCTACTGATGCTATTGAAGGAAGTGCAGATACATTATTAGAAACAGTAATGATGGATTTGGAACATCTATTAGATGATTACAAACAATTAATTGTTATTGCTGACAGTGAAGGATTAGAAGAAATTAGTAATTACGGGCAAGACCAAGCATTAGATTTAGAAAAATCTATTTGGATGCTACGTAGTACATTGGAATAAGTTAATACGCCACGAACACTATCAAGAACCACTGGATTTTGCGTATTTCTAAAGTGGGCATCAACGAATTGGCAGGCGAGTTTGTTAAGTGTTCAATTTTTTATAAGCGTAACTACCGCGAACATCATAACCCTGACGTTCATGTAGTTTTAGAAATGTATTTTGGTCTTTACGCATTGTGGTCGAACAAATAATAGTAACGTTTGCCAAAGTAGCAAACTTCTCCCACAATAGTAACATATCTTTAATTAAATTGACTCTATCTCTGGTAGACACATTTAATTTAACATGTGCCATTTTGATAATAATCATTTCATCGTCACTCCAAGGGCTACGTTCGTTTGATTTAGCCCATGTATAAGCGACAATGTTATTATCACTGTCTGTTGCAACTGCAACTAGTTCAGTAGTGGGACTAAAAAATTGATTTACAATCGCTAATGTAATATTGCGACTGTATGTAATAGGTTCAGGATTGAAAATATTATCTATTTCGTTTTGAAAGAATTCTTGTGCGATTTGTACTATAGACTCTGTGTCTGCCCCATTTGCGGGTCTCCATGTATATTTCATAACTATTCCTTTGAAACATCTATTTAATAATTTACAAAAGTTGATAAATACTTCTATGGAAAACGATAAAAAAATTGAATTAGACACATCATTAGCAAAGCCTAAAAAGAAAATAGGCGGTGCCAGACCAGGAGCGGGTCGACCAAAGGGCGGTACCAATCAAGTTAGTGTTAATAGTTTGTTAGAATCATTGGAAAAAAGAACAAATGGTAAACGTTATGAAGAAGTATTAATGGAAGATTTCATAACAGCAAGACAAAATAACGATAGTCAGTTAGTAATAAAATATCACAACTTAATATTAAATAAGTTAATGACACATGTAACTAAGATTGAAGTAACTGATAGTCAAGAAACAATTGATGCTAAACAAACAGCATTTGCAGAAGCCTTAGCAAAACTTACTGGGATAAAATCAGAATGAAAAACGGATTATATGCCAATATACATGCTAAACAAAAACGGATAAAAGAAGGATCTGGTGAAAAAATGCGTAAGCCAGGTACAAAAGGTGCTCCAACAGCAAAAGCATTTCGTGAAAGTGCTAAAACGGTAAAAAAAATAAAGACTAAATAATATTATGCCATTAATTAAATCAAAATCACCCAAAGCGTTCAAAGAGAACATTAAAAAAGAAATTGCAGCCGGCAAGCCACCAAAGCAGGCTGTAGCAATTGCGTATGCAGTCGCTGGTAAGAAGAAAAAAACTGGTGAAAAGATTAGCAAAGCTATTCGTGCTGATAAGGCAAAAACAAAAGGAAAAATGTAATGAAATTTGAAAAAGTAAACCCAGCAACTGGTGCGGCAAGTCCAGGCTACAGTCGTAACAACTCAACTAGTGTTTTAGTTAACCAACATAGTGGTACTATGAATGATGGTAAACTAATTAACAAGGGTCGTGGTCCAACTGTTGGTAACAAAAGTGATGATGACCGTTCATACCCAGATGCCGCAGTAGTTCCAAAACTTACTCCAGGTAAAACAATGTTCCCAGGCAGTGCTAATCCACAAGTTCGTTATAGTGGTGGTGGACGTTTCCCTGAAACACGTGCTTGGGATCCAAAGTGTGGTCAAAACTACAAGGGCAATGCAGACTCTATTAATATGGGACGTGGCCCAACTAAAGGGAATCAACGATAATGTTAACATATCAAGTCACAGGACTAACACACAAGGTAACTGCTACATCAAGTAGTAGTTCAATTAACATTACGCCAACCGAAGCAGGTTACAGTTTTGCAGGACAAACTGGCCCTGTATATCTAAAAATTACCAATGGTAGTGCTAGTGAAAATATATATTTTGCTACTGGTACATCAAATGTAACGGCAGTAATACCAACAGGTGAAGGCGCAAATGCAGGCAGTTGCGTAATACCAGCATATGCTGAAGTTATTGTACAAGTTGCTTCACAATCAGGTGTACCAACAACAATTTATGTTGCTAGTGTTGCCGCAAATTCAAGTCCAGTGTACATTACACCAGTTACATTGGCTACCTAAAAATTAAAAGGAAAACATTATGACAGTCATCAGAACGGATTTAATCCCAAATATATACGCTAATCCAATTAGCAACATTAGCAAGGCTAACACAGCAATTGTTACAGTTCCAACAGTTGCCAAAGTTGTTAGTACAACTGGTACTATTGGTACAGTAACAGGTTCAGGTAATACAAGTGCTCCTTGGACTGCCGCACTCTCATTAATGAGTGCCGTAACAGGACTACAATCAGGTAGCATTATTACTGCAACTGCAAACACAGGTAGTTTTGCTACAGGCGGTGTAGTAAGTGTAAAAGAAGTTACTGGTAATAAGAGTATTACAATCAATAAAATTGGTGGAAATGTTCCTACAGCAGGAATTGTTCTTAACATTACATTGCCAGCAGTAAGCACATTACCTACATTCATACAAGATGGTGATGCTATATTGTTTACTAATCCAGGTAATAAAATTACATTTAGTTCTAGTACTGGAACATTTGAAGCAGGTGAAACTATCAGCCAGCCTACAAGTTTGGCTACAGGCGTTGTTACAAATGTATTGCCAACAAGTGTTGAATACATAGCAACTGCTAACGTGTTTAATACTAGTAACGTAGTAACTGGTGGTTCTAGTGGTGCTACTACAACTCCAACAGCAGTAACAGGTATGAACCAATTACTAGTTAGTGGTATCACTAACAACAATCAATATTACTACAAAAACTTGACTCCAACAACTTTTGAATTGTATATTGATGAAGCATTAACTATTGGTGCTAACAGTTCTACATTTACTACATACACAGCAAATGCTGGTCAATATACAACTTTTGACACAGTAGAAATTACAACTCCTTAAGGAAATGAAATGTTAAGCACAAAAAATATGCAAGCAAAAGAAATTAATCAGAAACGCGGACCTACAACAGGTAATGCTGGTACGCCAAGCAAGCGTAATGATTTTATGGACCTTAAAGCAAGTTCAGGTAGCGAAAAAGCTGTATTAGCAAAAATGGTTACAGATGCATTAGAAATGCGTGGTCGCGGCGTAGCACCATCAGTTAATCCAGCACTAGAAGGTGTTAGTAGCAATACTAATACAGGTCCTAAAAAGAACTCTACAGCAGATGGCGCTAGATTGCCAGGCAAATACAAGTCACCAAAAAAATGATGACTAAGTTGCCTAAAACTAAAACGCCTAAGCCTAAAATGCCTAAGGTGCCAAAAACTAAGATGCCTAAACCAGCAAAACGTGGCCCAGTAGGTATGTCAGCACAAAAGGGCGCATTAGGTGCGACTAGCGGTTATTGAGTATAAATAAAAAGAGACAATGGTTGTCTCTTTTATTGTTTTGATATGAAAGGAAATTATATGAATAGAAAAACAAATTCGGCAGAAGAATCAACATGGGACATTGCGCCCACACCTCAAGAACCTATTGACTTAGTAGAACAAGTCAAGCAGGACAAAAAGAAAATCAAAAAAGAAGAAACATTAACACATCCAGAATTTGATATTGATGGGTTAATGACTGACTTCCCTACGGCAACTGAACTAGAACGATTTGTTTATGACCAAACAGGTATTGTTCTTAACTTAAAAGGTCGTGCTAATAAATTAAAGTATCAAGTTGCAATGGATGTATTAAACAACGTTGAAGTTGATAGTAAGTTTATTGGAAACGATAATCCATATATTGACCGTACTGAATTAGTTCCAATTGATGCATTAAAAACAGTTCCTGAACGTGATAAAACATTACCTCCATCAACTGAAATACAAAATACATTTTATGTTCCTACATTTCCTCATCCAGACCCAGAAGCACGTGCTAAGGATATGAAATGTCATATGGTATTTCGTAAATACAAAAATGGTATGATTAGTTATGAAATACTAGGTCCATTACAAGAACGACCAGTGGGTGAAAAGATTGACAAGTTTGGTCGTACTCGCCCTGAAGTTATTAAATGGTTCGATCCACGTACTGGTGAACAAGTTGTACAACGTGAAGATGGTACATTAACTCCAACTGGTAAAAAACTACGTGGTACTATGCAAACATATCGTGTTAACAAAAGCAATCAGTGGGAAGTATGGGTAGACCGTGAGTTTATTAGTTTAAATGATGCTGTTAAAAACAACCCCTGGGATTTATCATGAACGAAGCCAGAGACAGTGTTATTCATCAAGCACAGGAAAGTGCCAGATATAATGAAACTTTAATTCTTCAAAAGATTAATGCTAGTCATAGAATGGCTTTTAATGAAAAGTTTCCTGGTCAACTAGAACATATATTACGTTTACTAACTGAAAGATTACATGTTGGATTAGATAAGCGTGATAATGTTGTGTTAGAAGATAAAAATACATGGAAACTAAATCCCACAGAACTTAAAGAATTAAGTCAAGCAATAGAAGCAATTTACTTTATTCGTAAAGATTTAAAAGGGTAATATGGTAAGTCAAGATGTTCTTATGGCAAGAGCATTGCGTTGGTCTGTTGACAAACATAATCTTACCATTGATTCATTAAAAACAATACCAGGTCCATTAAAAAATCAATTAATGGACTTGAGTATTACTGTGGCTGAAGATATGAAATATCATCAACTTAAATATTTTAGACCCTTTGACCATCAACATGAATTTTTTAAAACAGGAATACATGAACGCAGAGGAATACTTGCTGCCAATCGTATTGGTAAAACAGTTAGTACTTGTTATGAAACAGCAATGCATTTAACTGGACAATATCCTGATTGGTGGGAAGGTTATCGTTTTGACAAAGCAATTACATGCATGGTAGCAGGTGAGGGCTGGAGTCAAGTTGCATTAGTATTACAAAATGAATTGATAGGAACACAAGATGTCAAAATTACTGATAATATTGGATCAGGCGCTATACCACGTGAGTGTATTATTACTGATACTATGCGAAATGATGGAGCCAACTGCATTGGCGTTGAGATTAAGCATAAGTCTGGTAGTAATAGTTATTTGTTATTTGCCAATTATACGCAAGAAGTACGACAGTTACAAGGTTTCAAACTTAACCTCGCAGTCTTTGATGAACAACCACCCGATGACTTCTTCAGTGAAATCGTTACTAGAACCGCAACAACGCAGGGCAAGGTTTTATGTAGCTTCACGCCATTAAAAGGATTAAATGGATTAGTTAGTAAATTTTGGAATAA